AGGCGGGTTGCTCAGGGGCGTACGCAAAACACGGCCTCTGCAATCGTCCTGGCGAGCGCCCGCAGAAAGACGAGGAAGAAACGTGGGTAGACCTCAGGCTAAAATAGATATGGGCAAGTTGCTCGAACAGATGGATGGGGAAGTTCCGCAGAAAGAGATCGCTGCTTCGCTCGGAGTCTCCCTCCCCACTCTTCGTCAGAAGATTGACGACCTTAGAAATGAGCAGGGAATTCTACTCGACTCTAAGAGTGTGGAGAACCTAAGGGTTATTCGCATGAAGACTAAGGTTCTGGAGCGCATAGAGAATAACCTCCATACTATGGAACCAGACGACTTACTAAAAGCCCTTGGCACTCTCAATAAGATGGACACCCCTCCGGAAGAAGATAAGTCTGTTAAGGGAATCATGGGCCTCCTGGCCGCTATCGACGATGAAGCTGAAAAACGCGCCGAGGAGAAATTGGAAGAAAAGCAACTCGAAGCTAAAACAATTGAGGTAACTTCAGAACCCTCAAAGTTTCCTAATTTATAAGGAGTAGTTATGGCAAGCACAGCGCAAGACAGACTGAAATTTAAAACTAGGAAATTGATTGACGAGGGTTTTCGTGGTGGTGGTAAACCTGTGAATACTCGAACCCGAGCCATTGCTGAAGACAGGATTCGTCGAACCTCTCCTAAGAAAGTTATTCGAGGGACTGCCAAGAAGAAGGTTGATGGTACTCAGACGGGTAATCTTGGGCAGGGTGTGACCTCAGTGATTGATCGACTCAAGCTGCGAAAACGTCGACTTGAAAGTGTAGGTCGTTAATGGAAGGCCTTGAGGTAGGTAGCACCTTAGCATATAGTACGACTTCGAAAGCGAAGAACCGTATGATGGAGTGGAGAAATAACACCACCCAGTTTGCTGAAGAGTGCTGTGGTATGAAGCCTACCTCGCAACAGAAAGAGCTGTTCAATGCCTTTGATAGAGGGGATGATAGGATAACGGTCAGGAGTGGTCATGGTACTGGGAAGGATGCAGCTGTTAGTGTCATTATCCTAAAGGTACTTACTACCAGGCCTTATCCTAAAATTCCCTGTACTGCTCCTACAGGCCATCAGCTCCGAGATGTTCTTTGGGCTGAGATTAACAAATGGCTTAGGCAGTCGCTCGTCAAGGATGAGTTCCAGTGGAACAATGAACGTATCTATCTTAAGAGCGCGAAAGAGGAGTGGTTCGCAGTAGCCCGCTCCGTGAATGTAAAAGGTTCAGAGGAGGATCAAGGGGAAACGCTCGCCGGACTACATGCTGACAATATGCTCTTTATTGTTGATGAGAGTTCCGGTGTGCCAGACCCTGTATTCGGCCCCATTGAGGGTGGCTTGACCGGAGAGTTCAATAAAGTAATTCTCATTGGTAATATGACTAAGCGTGCCGGGTACTTCCATGAAACACACTTTCACTCTGAACTTTCTAAGCAATGGACCAAACTGCATTGGGACTCCAGAAAGTCCTCGCTCGTAACTGATGAGTGGGTTCAGTTCTACATTACTAAGTACGGTGAGAAAAGTAACGTCTTTAGAATCAGGGTAATGGGAGAACCTCCCCTAGAGGACGAGAATTACGCCAGCGTGGTACCGTTCTCCTGGGCAAACCAGTGTGTAGGGAATGAGATTCTGATAGCTGAGGATGAACCCAAGTATCTGGGTGTAGATGTTGCTAGATATGGAGATGATGAGTCTATCGTCCTTCCGAGACAGGGACTGAAAATCCTGCCTTGGCACAAATACAAGAACATCAACACCATCGAGCTTGGTGGTTGGATTAATCATCAGTTCAATGAAGAAGAAGCTGCCGGAATCGCCATAGATGAGATTGGAGTTGGCGCAGGTGTTACAGATTGGCTTACGAAGCACCACGACCAGGGAATTGTTCATGGAGTTAATGTTGCCAATAAGCCTAACGACATTGAACGCTTCCACAGACTTCGTGATGAGCTCTGGTGGGCCGTCCGTGAGAAGTGTATGCGTCAAGCTTACTGGTTCCCCGAAGGAGAGAACAGTGAACTCCTGGTAAATGAACTCGCTAGCCCTACTTTTGAGCTGGCTGATAAGAAAGTTAAGGTTGAATCTAAGAAGAAGATGAAAGCTCGCGGAATTGCATCACCTAATATTGCTGAAGCTCTGTTAATGTCAGAGTATTTTGGACTAAATGCTACGAAAACCTGGCCTAAAAATCCTCCAGGTAGCCGTAAAAAATCGTCAGCAAATCATGATCCTTTTGCTTGGATGGCTGTATGACAGATCTAAGAAATATAAGCTTAGTTGAAGAAAATCCTGACATAGATGAGGAAACTCGTAACCGAGAACTCCTCACTATTTTCCACCACTGGATTAATTCTGCTGAAACTTCTACGCCAGAAGGTATCTGGAGGGACTGTGCTGCAGAAGACTATAAATTCTACGCAGGTAAGCAGGATAGTGTAGGGGTTCTAGCCAAATTAGCTGCTGAGCTTCGCCCGAACTCTACCTTTAATGAGATCAAACCTAAGATAGATACTCTCATCGGGCTAGCTGCGCAGTTGAAACTTGACCCCTCGATTCTCCCTGTAGAAGATACGGATGAGGCTTTAGCTGAACCCATTCAAACAGCCTTCAAATATTTTAGAAGAAAGCTTAAGCTTGATGAGACTGAGCTTGAGTGCTTCGAGCACACGGCTAAGGCCGGACGCTCTTTACATGGCTACTTTATTGACAGTAGCAACCCCTTCGAGCCGCGGATTCGGTCCAGGAGAATTGAAAGCGGAAGGTACTGGCTTGATCCCGACTCTCGTGACTACCCCGAGATGGAGGATGCCCGCTTTTTAGTTGTAGATAATTGGCTTGATGTAGATGATGTAAACGCTTTTTACCCCAACTTTAATGTTACCCTGTCTCAGACCGTAAGCACTATTGATTCTTCTCTCCAGCCTTCACTGGTTTACTTTGACGAGATGAATCAGAAGATAAGGGTAGTAGAAATTTGGTATAGGGTGTATGAACAAACGGCTTGGTTTGTAAATCCTCTTACAGGCCAACCAGATTCTTTACCCCTCAAGAATTGGCCCGCTTACGTGCAGGCCCTGACAGTTGACGGTATCCCTGATGGTAATGGAGGGGAGATAAAACTGGAAGAGCCTCCCGAGATGGTGGCTCAACCCAAGAAAATTGTTAAGTATGCTATTGTAAGTGGAGATCAAATTCTTGAAAGAGGAGATAATCCTTACGAAGGGTATAATAAGGATAAGTTTCCTTACAGCCTTTATGCTGGCTATCGCGATGATGAGAGTGATGTTTGGTTTGGAGCTACTACCATGATGAAGGACCCACAGCGGGGCCTTAATACTGTCATGCGTCAGCTGATCCATCTCTTAAACAACTCTCCCAAGAACATGCTTGTCCATGAAGACGGAGCTGTCTTAGATATTGAAGAGTATAAGAATCGAGGCTCTTCTGCTAACTTCGATCTCAAGGTTCAAAAGGGAGCTGTATCGGGGAACAAGATCAAATTTACAGATCAGCCCACAATACCGGCAATCTACCAAGACTTGCTTACCCGATACAGCGAACTTATGAAGAATCTGAGTGGGGTGCAAGATGTATTCCTCGGAATTGCTGCAGGTTCAAGGGAACCAGGTATTACCTCACAGCTTAGACAGCAAAGTGGAATCGCAGTCTTGTTCGTTCTGTTCGAGAACTTCAGACGTGCCAGGATTCATGGGGGTAATCAACTCCTGTCTTTAATCCAGCAGTTCGTGACCAGCACCCAGTTTCTTAGGATTGATCCTGTATCTGAACCTTTCGTTATCAACGGACAGAGGCCAGATGGTAGCATCTTAAACGATATGTCTGTAGGTAAGTTTGATCTGATGGTTGAGGAAGCGCTGGAAGGTAGCTCAATGAAATTGGCTAATGCCAAGATTCTTACCGAGTTTGCTCAGAACAATCCAGGAGCTATTCCGGCAGATGTATTGCTTGATCAGACCAGCGTATCGTCTTCCGCTAAACAAAGGATAAGAGAATTTCAGGCCCAGCAACAAGAGTCTCAGATACGAGATGCTGAAGAGAATTTAGATCTTGAATGGGCAAAGATTTTGGAGAAAGCTGATAAAGCTATTACTCCAGAAAATGTGCAGGACGCACGAAAGAACGCTAATAGAAAACGCAAGACTTTTGAAAGGAATCAATAATGACTGAACAAACTTTGACTGCAGAAGAGCAAGCGGAATTGGATAAGGAAAACCCCGAGGTACTTACGGAAGAGGAAAAAGCAGCAGCGGCTGCCGCCGAAGCGGAGGGTGAAGATGCAGGTACTGGGGGTACCGAAGGTAAAACGGATGAAGAAATTGCTGCTGAAGCCGCAGCTAAAGCAGCTGAAGAAGCTGAAGGCACTGGCGAACCCAGTACGGAAGAAGAACTCAGGACCGAGGTTGCAGAGCTTAAAGCTCGTAACACTACCTTGGATCAAACCCTTCGTAATATGGAAGGTAAATTTAGCCAGTACGATAAAGTTCTGAGGGAAGCAAATCTACTCGACGAAGTTGATCCGGATCAGCAGGCTGAAATTGATCGAGCTAATGCTGGACGAAAGGTCTTCCTAGATCAGATGTGGGAACAAATGGAGCTGAATCCAAAGTTTGAGGACATTGCTCAGGTTGTTACTACGCATAACAAGCAGTTGGTTATTTCGGCTTATGCCGAGCAAGTGGTTGAAGATGATCCATCTGTAGATATGGCAACAGCAGAGATTGCTGTTAAACAGGCGATCGATGAACTTACCAATCCACACAAATTTTTCTATAGTCAGATTAAGATTATAGAGAAAGCTGGAGAGGGAGAAGAGAAAACTGAAGAAGAGAAAAAGAAAGAACAAGAAGCAATTACTAAGAAAAAGGCTGAACTTAAAGATGCTCCAGGTAGTATCCACAATATGGGTGGAGCTTCCAAGGGTGCAGCTGGTTGGACAATGACAAAGCTGGATGAGATGGATGAGGTGGATATGATTAACGCTGATATCCCCGAAGCCGTTATCAGTCAGTGGAAAGCAGGAACACTTCCTAAATAAGGAGATTTAAACCATGGCAGAAACTTTTGTTAATTCGACTGATCCGTTAACTCGGAAACGTTGGGCAAAGGACTTATTCAAAGTACTACAAAAATCCTTTGAGTTTAACTCTTGGATTGGCACTGGAGAAGATTCAGTTATCCAGATGCGAACTGAGTTGGGCAAAGGCGAGGGTGATGAAATCACCTTTGGTATTCTCTTGGACTTGGTAGGAGCTGGTACCGTTGGGCGAGATACGCTCGTAGGTAAGGCTGAATCACTGAAGTTCAGGGATTTTAAAATGCAGATTGAAAAGATGCGTAAGTCTGTCGATGTTGGAACTGACATTGACGAACAGCGTATACCTTACAATCTCATGGAAAAAGGTAAGGTGGGTCTTAACAACTGGTGGGCTGGTTGGTTGAGCGATTATATGTTCCACGCGCTGGCAGGCAACAGTCAGATGTTTGACGAGTTGCCTCAGTTGGGTGGAGTGGCTTTTGCTCAGCAACCTGTTGAGCCTGATGCAGAACATCTGATGGTTGTAGGTGGTAAGACTGAAACCACTTTGACCGCCGCAGATGTTGTTACCCTGAAGTTTTTGGATGCTGTTAAGCAGCGTGCTGAAATTCCAGCGCTTGCAAATGTCGGCTTCAAGGTTCGTCCTATCATGATTGGTGGTAAGCCGATGTTCAGGGTAGTACTGCACAACTACGTTTTTGACCAGCTTCGACGTAACACCAATGTAGGTGAATGGGGTGATATGCTCAGAACTGCTCAGAAACTTCAGGACCCGACTGTTGAAATCGTCTATAACAACATGATGATTTCTAAGTCCGAACGTGTCTACTCTCGGGGCGCAATCGGAACTGGTGGTCGATCTTATCGTAACCTGTTCTTGGGTGCTCAGGCCGGTGTTATGGGCTGGGGTGGCGCAGGAGATACTAAAAGTTCAGTCATGTCTTTCCATACCGAGAAATTGGATCATGGTTCGAAGACTGAAGTTTCAGGTGGCGGTATTCTAGGTATTGCTAAAACCCGTTTCCAGAAGAATGGGGCTGCTCCAGATCATGGTGATTATGGAGTTATTACGTTCCCGTCTTATGGTGCACCTATCGCCCAATAAGGAGGCCCAATGGTAGACTTTTCTAAAATTGACAGAGTTGGCGAAGCTGATAATGTGAGACTGGTGGCATCTTGTGCTCTGCTAGATGCAGTGGATGAGACATACCATCTGATTCGTATTCCTCAGTATGCGCTGGTAACTAATGTCATTGTAGATCTGATCAGCCCCTTTGGGACTAC